CATTATAATAAGTAGTTGCTTCAGCGTGTAAATTAGCATCACGGAAGTCACGACCAATTGCCATATGTCGTACTACTGCACCTGCTGAGTGGTCTTGAGCACCACCAACAGTATCTACGCTTCTAGTTATTGTAAAAGTATTAGTGCTGGGGTTAGCGGTAGCATCTACAATTTCTTCAAGCGCTGTATCTGGGTCAATTACTAATGTAAATGTACGACCTGCTGGAATTGTCTGAGCACCTAATAGTGCTGTACCTGATACTACAGTTATAGACGAAGCACCAGAAGTAATTGCTGCTGTTAATGTAGTTTGTTGTGAGCGAGATGAGTATTGGCGTATTGTCATTTATATTCCTATCGGGCGCTGTAATGAACTCGTGGGGGATATTGGTTCTGTTGTTTACTGCGTTCTTCATTAAGACGCTGGGTATACAAACCAAAGAGTTGTCGGACTGCGTTATTGCTAGCACCGAACGGACGCTTAGCGTCAATCTCATCAGCCTGTGGGCTGTATTGAGCAGCACGGGCTGGGTCTAGATATTGCAATAATCTATACGCAGCACCAAGAATAACTACATCTTTAACACTAGATGGTAGTCCTGTTTGTGTAGCAAAGTCTTGGCTAGTAGAAGTAAACACTGAAGGCGCTGTTGCATACATAACCTTTACAGTTCTACCAGCAATAATTACATCCCCAATAGTTATGGTTTGGCTATTAGAACCCCAGGTTGTGACATCCGCAAATGGGTCAAATGACCAACGATTAACACGAATCCATTCTTTAGTAGGACCAATGTCCTGCCAAGATACAGATAAAATATTTTCTACATATAAATCTTGAAATTCATATGTAGTTACAGCAGCATTATATGTAAATGTAGTTTGTTTAGTAGCAAATATTGCAGTACCAACTGCGTGAACAGTGTCATTAATAGCCTTTTTAATACTATCTCTAGGAAAAATTGGGCTAACAGTTACCTTTGCATCAACAGCGTGGGTAGTAGCAGTAGTACCAAGATAACCACGACCATACGGAGATACGGTTGCAGTATTAGCAACACGGTCTACATTGTCTACCCATAATAATTCATCATCAATTTCAACAATACCTTTACCTAAGTCTTGTGTAGATGCAAGGCTAAGAATTAATGGTGATGAACTTGGAGAAGTAGTTGTAGTTACTGCAGAATTTAAATATGTAGAACGGTCTTGTTGATAGGTATATCCAGATAAATTAATCTGAACTTCATCCATCATTTGTGCAAGGGTATATGTCATAAGTCTATGCTCCTTAAAGCATCAGTTGGAGAAAGTCCTGTAGTACCAGCAAGTTCATTACAAATACCACCTAATGCTTTATAGTTATTAGGTTGACGGTTAGTATCTGCTTTTTTATTTAACGCAGCAATTAAGGCTAAGCCAGTTGTTTCTGCATAAGCATTGGCTGCAGCAGTTGGGGCTTTATATGCTGATATTGCTGGATATGTTCCGCCATTAGCCAAGCGATTAAGTTCGCTAGTAAATGAACTACCTGCTGTGCCTGTTGCCATTATCTATACCTTGCCGTTTTCTTTGCTATGGATTTTGGTTGTTTAACAAACTGCTTACCTTTTTTGTTACCTTCAGCCTTAGCCTTATTAGTTGCAGCCTTTTCTGCTGCACTTAAATTAGCCCAGGCTTTTTTAGGCAAATATCTTTTTTTACCTTTAGATGGTTTACCATCTGAAGTTGTCCACTTTTGTTTAGTCCAGTCTTTTAAAGACTTCTGTGATTTAGCCAATGCCATTACTTGTAGCCACCGCCTCGCTTTTTATATTCAACAGCAAGTAGTTGAGCCTTACGGGCTGACCATTCTCCTGGGTCTCCACCCTTAGAACCAGCCTTAATCTTTTTAAACAATGCTGCTCTCATACCAGGTTTAGTATAATTACCAGCCTCATTAACTTTAGACTTTGTTTTCTTTTTGGCTACCATTTTACTTTATCTGCCCAGTATGCAGCAGACATTTTTCCTTTAGCAATATTTTTAGAGTGTCTAGCCTTAAAAGATTTACGTTTCATTTTCATTCTGTCAGACTCTCCAGCCTTCGGAGCACCTGCAGTCTTAGCACCTTGCTCACCAAACCTAATAGTTTTTACCTGACTACCTTCTTTAGCCACAACAACGTGTGATTTAGTTGGATGATTAGGTGTGCGTTTAGGTTTATTAAAACCAGACACGCCCGCTCTAGCGAGTCTTGAGTCCTTTTTCTTTTCCATATTCCCCATACTTTCCCAGAACTGCTTTGACAGTTCCATCTTTACGGAGTCTTACAATCATTCCGTTTTTAATCTGTATTGGATTAAAGCCATCGTGTCGTTTATATTGACCTGATGACATTACTTTTTCTTTGCTTTGCCTTTAACCTTTTTAAGGTTAGGGTTTTTCTTTTTGGCTGCAGCAGATGCTTTACGGGCACCGCTGGCCAGAATTGCACCAGCGGATTCCATAGAAATACCCTGCTTTTTAGCAATAGATTTTTGGGCTGCTTTAAAGCCCATACCTTTTTTAGCCTTCATTTCTTGTTGCCCTTTTTGTATTTAAGGTATTCATTAATTTCATCTGAACGAGTACCTTCTCTACCGCTTAGTACTGCTTGAGCCAACTCTTTAAGTTGTCTATCCCAGTTTTTGCTAGAACGATTTAGATTTTTTTTGGCTAACATTTCATCATCTGGATTACCACCACGGGCATCATACTGAGCAGATACGCTAGTACCCCAAGCAGTTGGAATATCCCGTGCTTCACGGGCTACCCTTTTAATTCTATTACCGATACTCATTATTACTTTTTCTTACCCATTTTTTTCATTGACATTTTCTTGTCTGACTTTTTCATAGTCATTTTCTTACCTGACTTCTTGGCTTCTTTCTTTGCCATAGCCATACCTTTTTTGTCGTAAGCAAACTTCTTTCCATTTACCATTGGCATTTTATGCTCCTATTTCTTTTATTATCGCTGCTGTTTTTTTGTTTATATGTTTTGCTGGTGGCATTTTGTTACCGTCATACGGCTTACCTAATGTTTCACTAGCCTTTACTGCCTCTTGAATCTTCGCCATAGAAGTTCCATTTGGCTGAATACCCTGGGCTCTCGCCTCTTTATAGGCATTCAATTCTGCGTTAAACGCTTTGTTAGGCATAGACCTACGACTATCAGCGTCTCCAGTATTCATCTGTAAAGATAATCCTTTACATCCAAAACAAGTATCTACTGGTTCTGGATGATATTCCCAATGTTTCATAATGCAGTAAAATTACTTTCTGTTACTCCAACATTGCCTGCTATTAATCTTGCTTTAGTAGCATCATCTACTGTGTGGTTATAACCACCTTGATAAATTTCTGGATATGTTGCATAGTCAGAATCTTGTAAATAACGTACCTGTGCATAGTCACCATCTAGTTCTCTAACAATAGTTATACCACGGTCTATTTTATAAAAATGAAATAACCGAGATTGACCAGCGGGACCTTCTTCTACTGTTGGTGTTTTAAATAGCCATTCGGTCATAAGTCCTCCTAATGAACTCACCGCAAGATACTGCAACGTATTCGCCGTTTAAACAGTATCTTACAGTCAATCAACTAAAGAGCAGCGATTGAAGAACCTGTTTCAATACGATACAACGCTTCCTCACGATAGCGAGCAAAGCCAAGTACGCCGTACCAACCCATTGGGCGGAAGCGCATCAACTTGTCGGTTACGTTACCGATAACGATGTGTGGTTCTTCTGCTACAGCCTCAGCAATTGCTTGCTGTCCGCATAGCAGAGTATCAAATACACGGGTTACTGGAGTTACAGTAACAGTTGCACCTACAGTAACAGCAGCAGTATTTGCTGTGTTTACAGTAATTGTTGTAGTTGAACCAGTTGTGCTAATTGCAGAAATTAATGCACCTGAAGCAATACCTGTTGCAGCAATCTTATCGCCAACTTCTGCACGAGAAGCAATGACGGAAGATGAAGCAACTCCTATTGTAAATCCTGCTGAAGTACCAGCAACAGTTGCTGTTGTAGTTGCAAGAGCAGATTGGTCTGCACCATTTTTAGCAGATGGGATACGTGAAGACTCTACGAAGAATGCGCCTTCGTAATCTCCAATTTCACCAGCCCAGATATTATCAACGGCAGGTGCTGATTGTGCGTGAACAAAGTTCCAGCCCAAGTTACCAGATTCTGCACGAAGGTCGTGTGAAACTTCTGGGTGAATACCACACCAGTAGTATGAACCACGACGAGCCTTTGCCTTATTGGCACGTAACTTAGCAACAGCCTTGCGGATGTCTGCTGAGTCAATTGTGTCAGAGGCAGTGATAGTTGCTGTAGATGTACGGCTTCCACCGTAAATTACATTTGTTCCGCCAGTTAAAGTTGAAGACACAACTGCATCAATAGAATCAGCAAGGTTATATGCAATAATATTTGCAATTGCTGGGTCTACATCTGCAAGTGAGAACAACTCAAGTGCACGGGTTACTAGGACTGCATTACCATACTCGTTAAGAGTAATGGTTACTGAAGTCGGTGTTGAGAGCGCTACTGCATCTGGGTCTGTTGTCTCAGATAAAGTAGAGGTCTTTTGGTCTAGGTCAACATAGCGTTGTAAAACAACTGTTGAGCCTGGAAAAGCCTGACGGGCAGGACGTTTGTCTGCGACAGAACGAAGTAGTGGTTCTGAACGGAGAGCAAACTCTAGAAGGCGGTCATATGCCTTCTGTACGAGACCTGCGCCACCAGTGGTACCTCCAAGAGAGGAAGCACCTGTATCTGTATAGGCGTTTGCCATTGTTTGCGTCACCTCCAAGTGACTATGAACGGATTAGGAATTACGTAGAAGATTCATTAAATCATCTATAGAGTCAACATTTTCTAATTGTCGCTCTAAATCTACGGCTTTGTCTGGAGCAATTCCGCCTTGGGTAATAATGTCTTGCTGGCGTAATGCAGCAAGGTCTTTCTGCTTTTCCTCTACTTCAGCCTGTGGGTTGTAACCAATTAAATCTCCGTTATCACGAAGCCAAGAATCAATAGATTCTTCTGTGGTATCCTCTACATCTTTAAGTATTAGGCGAGCAGCCTTAGCGTTTACTCCCTTTTTTGCTAGGACTTCTGTGACGGTTCTTTCCTTACGTTCCTTGAGGAATCCTTCAAGTTGTTCGGATAGTTCTTTGATACGCTTTTCATCAGCACGTTTGGCTTTTCTTAGTTTCTTAACTAAATCATCGCCAGTTAATTGCTGCTCTGGTGTATCTTGTTCGTCTTCTTCTTCATCCCAGTAGTTGTTACTCATAGTAACCACCCTTTCTATTCGTTGTTAGTCGCAAGCCACAGTTCTATCCAGGGGTAGATAGGCTGGCTCTTGCTACCAGTCTTATACACCGTGTGGGGCTGGTCAGTCCACATCGGGATTCTTATATTGCTCCGCCTATATTGCTTGTAAGCGAAGTTCTGCCTAGTCCAGAAGCACCACTAAATGCTGCTGCTTCTAATTGGGCTAGTTGATTACGGGCACGTCTTGCAGACGCAAGCCCTTTAAATTCTTCTTGTTCAGCAGTAGTCTGGTTATAGTCAATACCAGTCTGCTTATATATATCACTTAACATTTCTGTTCTAGGTAATATTTGGGCTATGTTTTCATAACCTTGACGGGCTCTTGCTAAATCAACACCGTATCTTTGTAGTTCACTAGCCCTTGCAAGGTCAGTTTCTAAACCATATTGAGCAGCAGTAGCACCAATTTCAGCAGTAGTTACCTTAGCCTCTAGTTCTGGTAAGGCTTCTTTTGGTGATAGGAAAAAAGCCACAATATCTGAATCATTAATTGTAGGATAAAAAGCCTTTAATTGTGCTTTTATTGCTGGATTAGTATTAGCCAAACGATTAACGGCTATACCAACACGCTTACCTAATTCAATATTAGATATATCATTACCAATTAAAGTAGAAAACTGTGCTCGTGTTGCTAATCTTTGTTGACCAAATTGTCTTAAAGTTTCTGAGTAATCTTTTTCCTGGGCTAAGTATTCTGCTTCAGATAAAGCATTTAGTCCAGCAGCCCTACGAGTTTCATTACCAGCAAATCTAGTTTTATATGATGGTAAATTACGTAGTTCAATTAATAATTGATTAGCACCCATTCTAGGGTCTAATAAACCAGTCTTAACATAATTTAATATTTCAGTTAACTCTGTTTGATTAAATCCGTAACTACGCATAGTCTGTTCTACAAGAGCAAAAGCGTCCCGCTTTTCTTGAGATACATTATCAGCACCACCAACGGTAGTACCACCAGTAGTAGTACCTACAAATTTACCAGAAGCATCATACTGCCCACCTGCAACTGGTTTGCCATTAGCATCATAACCACCTGTTGATGCTGTAGGAGAAATAGCATATTGACCATATTGGCTAGTTACTCTTTTATAAGCATCAGCCTCTGAAACTCCTTGAGCAACTAATTCTTTTATTTGTTTTTCTTGAAGAATACGAGCCATAGCCGTAGTATCAGTACTACCATCTGGTTTTCTTACTTGTTTTTGTTCAGCAGCACTTAACTGCCCAGACAGAGGTGTATCATTAAAATAACCCTGTGCATTAATACCGCCACGAGATGCAATATATTCTGGGGTATAACCTATTGCTCTAGCCTCTGCTTCTTTAGCAGTATTACGTTCTGTACCAGTAATAGTTAATCCAGAAGATGGAGATACCATACCAACTTTAGTTGCAGCAGGCGGTCTAGCAGAACCTACATCAATTGCTTGAATAGTTTTACCATCAGGTAAAGTTACTGTTTTAGTTTGCGCTCCATATTGATTTTTTGCATTATAATTTCTTTCCCAGTTTTGATTATCTAAATAACCCATTTAACCTACAACCCCCCAAGTTTTAAGAATTGTATCTACAAGACCCGCTGCAGATTCATTGGCTTTTCTTGTGTATTTCCAATCTGGATTTTGACGAAGCAAACCAGTGTAAGTCATTGGGTCCATTAATTTATCTGCAGTCAAAGCAGACTGAACATCTGTATCAAATATATCTACAGCGCCATCTGCTAATTCTAATTCGCTAGCCTTAAGTTTTCTGTATTGGTCAGCAACATCAGATACTTTTAAACCAGCCTGAATGTATGAATCTAAACCTTTATATAAAGCCCGAGAAGCCATTTGAATACTTCTTTTTTGTTCATCTATAGAACCACCTGGCAATAAAGACTCGGCTGCTTTTTCTTTTATTTGAGCATCTGATAATTTTACACCGTAATCATAAGCATAACTTTTTAGTTTGGTATAGTTATCACCAATAGTACCACCAGCATCTTGCAGTTCTAGTGGTTCTGCTTCTCTAATACCAGTGCTTATTACTTTACCCTTTTTGTCCATAGCACCTTTGGTAATAAAATTAATACGCATCTCTAATCTATCTTGTTCAGATAATTGATTATAAGATGTACTTCTACTAGTTCTACTACCAGTAATAGGGTTAGTAACGCTTGTGCTTTGACTTACTCTTGCCAGTTCTTCTTTATGAAGTTTTTGCCAGTATGCCTCAGCCAAAGCATCATAATTATTTACTAAATCAAATTCACCAACATACTCTTGAACTGTACGTCTAAACTCTGCTAAAGCGTCTGCTCGTGTAGTTAATCCACTACTACGTTGACTTTCTGTAAATGGTTCTGTATTTATACGACTTGCAATCCAATTATCAAAACTATAAAAGCCAGCAGAATTACCTTGTAGTATGGTTTTATTTTTTAAACCTGTACCAACTTGAACACCTGCATCAAAGTTATTTACAGTAATTTCTTGAAGTGCTGATTTAACCGCTCTAGAAAAAGCAATATCTTTGTCCGTAACAGGACCACCTGCTATAGATTTTCTAAATTCTGAAGGACTTGAATAATATTTTTGTAATTGTTTTTTGTAATATTCTTCTTCACCACGAGGAATTCTGCTAATATAATCATTAACAGCACTATCTAAATCAGAAACTATAAATCCTAAACCATCATTAGTGGGAAGAATTGCTATAGGTTTAGGATTTGGTTGTTCAGGAGTTGAACGACCAGTAATAAATGGTTCTGTACTAATAGAACCAGGACCACCAGCATTGCGATTAAGTGTACCGTCAACGAATTGTTTAAAATCTGATTGTATACCAGAACCAATAGGTGAAAATTGTGGTTGATTTAAAGACTCATTAACCTTAGTTCCTTTTGTAGGAGTAGGTGTAGGAGTTACGTTAGCAGCAGCAGTAGTTCCAGCCTTTGCATTAGCATTAAATAATTTAAATGCAGGGTCTGCTTTAGTACGTCTC